CAAGCAGTCGCATTCGTGGCTCAAACTGCTGGCCCAGATATGCTTGGCATGGGATTCAAGTTAGAAGACTTTGCCGCGTGGGTTGGCGAGAAAAGCGGTATGCCAGCTGAGTTAATCCGCACCGAGGCAGAAAAGCAAGAAGTTATGCAGGGAGCAGCACAAGCACAAGTCGCAGGAATGGAAGGTGAAGAAACGCCTCGACCACAAGAAGGGCAAACCACTCTATGAGTTGGGACACAATCAACCAAGCAGCCACTGATGCGAAAGGTGCAAAGGTGGCTAATGCAGAGAAAAGAAAAGCTGCTGCTGAATTGGCACAAGCATATAACCAATGCTTCTCTGGTGACATCGGGAAGCGTGTGCTTGATGATATGACGCAGCGGTTTATCTTCAACAACTACACCCCTTTAGGCTCCGCCAATCCAAACTACGAAGCCGCTTACCATAACGGTGAGTCGGGGGTTGTAAAATTCATTATCAATCAGATACAGCAAGCAAAAATACTCTAGGAATAATACTATGACCGAAGAAGCGCAGATCGCAGAAGAAAGCGGCACTCTGTTGGATGAGGCCACCCCCACCCTTTCTGAGGGTGAATACTTTTTATCAGATGGTATCAAGGGTTCAGGTGAAGCACCCGAATGGTACAAAAGCGACAAGTATAGTTCTGTCGCGGAACAAGCCAGAGCGTACACCGAGTTAGAAAAGAAGTTCGGTGGGTTTACTGGTGCGCCCAAAGATGGATACGCAGGGCCAGAAGGCGTGGATGCCGAAGATGGATTGCTGGCAGAACTGAAAGAGTTTGCCTCTACCCACAACATGAACCAAGAAGCATTTAACCAAGCCTGGGAACTGTTGACCGCCAACGAAGAAGCCTACGAGCAGGTATCTCAAGAACAAGAGATTGCCAGTCTGGGTGACAATGCAGAGCAGCGAATCAAGAATGTTGAGGGCTTCCTGAAGAACAATCTGGATGCAGAGACATACGAAGCTGCGCGTGACTTGGTAACAGACGCACGATCTATTCAGTTGATCGAAATGCTTGTTGGTGCAACTGCCCCCAAGAAGCTGCCTATCGACGGTGGAGAGCATCCTACTGGTATGACATGGTCAGACATTGAAGCCGAGATGTTCAAAAGAACCGATGATGGACAACTGCTCCGTAGCATTGACATGGCTCACGAGCGTAAAATCCAGAAGATGATGAAGGAATTTGGTGGCGATAAGCCGCACCATCACGTATTCGGTTGATCTTATGGGGTGTTTCGGTGTATAATCGGCACACTGGACACCCCTTTCTCCAAGGCCCAGTAAGTTAGGTTGGATGCTGACCAAATTTACTGGGTACTCAGCTAAAACCTTAAAAAATACTTTTGTTTATTTACTCTATTTTTTGAGGAATCTATTATGAGTAAGACATTATCATCGGTAGCTGTTACCGAATTTGACAGCATGGTCAAGCACGCCTATCAAGGCTCTAGCTTGCTCCGTCCTGCTGTTACTGTACGAAACAACGTTGTAGGTGATACCTACAAGTTCCGCAACATGGGCAAAGGTCTGGCTAACCAGAAGTCTACTTCTGACCTGGTTACTCCAATGGACGTATCCCACAGCTTCGCAACTGCAACTCTGTCTAACTGGAATGCTCCAGAGTACACAGATATGTTCGATGCCGCTGAAGTAAACTTTGACGAGAAGCAGGAGCTTGCAAGCACTATCGCACAGTCTCTTGGTCGTCGTTGTGACCAGCTCGTTATCGACGCTATGGACGCTGAAACCACTTACGCTGCTACTGTAGTTGAAGGTGGCACTAACCTCACCACTGCTAAAGTTATCGACGCTCAGGTTGCTCTGCGTCGTCAGGGTGTTCCTAACTCTGAGCTGTTCGCTGCTGTAAACGCTGGTGGACTCGACGGTCTGCTGAACCAGGAGGAAGTAACTTCTTCTGACTACGCTAACGTTAAGGCTCTGGTAAATGGCGATGTTGATACTTTCGGTGGCTTTAAGTTCATCGTAGTTGAAGATCGTGATGAAGGTGGCCTGACTGTTGCTGCTGACATCGTTGACTCTTACTTCTTCCATCGTTCTGCTGTTGGCTTGGCTATCGGCATCGACATGAAGACTAGCGTTGACTGGATCGCTGACCGTACTTCTTGGCTCTGTAATGGCGCCCTGAAGGCTGGTGCAGTTTCTCGCGATGGCCTCGGCATCGTTAAAGTTCAATACGACGAAACCGCGTAAGGAGATATTATCATGGCTTTTTCAAGAGATGGCTTATGCCGAATTGGTGGTTCTGGTGACGGTGGTAGCACTTGGCAGTACACTTCTGCTGATGCTAAAACTGATGTTGATGATGCAGATTACTTTCTGGATGCAATCAACGAGCTGAACATTGGTGATTTGATTATCTGTAAAGATACTTCTACCCCTACAGCTCCAGTGGTAACTATCACTTATATCAAGACTAAAACCGCTACTAGCATCACAGCGGCTGCGGGTACTACCATTACCGCATAAGTAGTAAAACTGAATGGGGGCTTCGGCCCCCTTTCTTTCCAAACTAAAGGTTTATTATGGCAAGCAGTAAGCTATCGTTAATTAATAATGCACTTATTCTGATTGGCGACAGGCCATTGACCTCCCTGACTGATGGCACTCGCGCTCAGATTGTAGCTACCAACCTATACGACAATGTTATCGAGAACGAACTCAGCAAACATCGCTGGGGTTTTGCTCGTAAAAAGATCGAGATTAGTAAGGACGTAGCGGCCCCTGTAGGCAACGAATGGCAGACCACATACACACTGCCAGCCGACATGATCACCTTGATCAAGTTGGAGCCACTTATCCCATACCAAATTCTAGGCGACAAGGTTTACTGCAACTACAGCGGAACCCTGTATGCCGAATACATTTATAAGCCGTCAGAGGGCGATTGGCCTCCATACTTCTGCAAGATGGTAGAGTATGCTTTGGGCATGGACTTTGCTCCGGCTATCAGAGATAGCGCAACCTCGATGGACTTACTTGCTGGACAGTATCAGAATGCAAGCCGCATGGCTCGATACACTGACTCTCAGCAACACCCACAATCTTCCATTGCATACAGACCGTTTATTGATGTGAGGTACTAATGGCACAGTCACAAAACCTGCAAACCAGTTTTGCCAGCGGGGAACTGTCACCATTACTCAACGGAAGAACTGATCTAGAGCAATACTACAGAGGCGCACAGACTGCTGAGGGCGTAGTTATCGTCCCCCAAGGTGGCGTAAAGCGTAGACCTGGAACAGAGTACGTAGCTGGCGTGGGCGGCTCCTTGACTCGTGTAACCTCCCCAAATCCAACAATGCCTAACGGTGGAACTGCTGCTAATCTTAACGATGGTGATGACAGCACGTTTGGCACTACAACAGCTATATTAGCTGCTGACCTTGTTGTTGCTCACTATGATCTAACTGCAAGTCCTTCTCCTGCCTTACCTTATCAGTTTCTAGATGTAAGGAATGCTGACCTATTGGTTGCCAGTGGAGACAATCCAGAGGCAAGATACACCGCAACATTGGCAGTAGAGCATTCTGAAAACAATACAGATTGGACTGAGCTGACCACAGCGGTAATTGATAATAAGACAAAAAGAAGTTTTAGATTTAACATATCTAGCTTGAGCAAGCGATACTGGAGAATAAAGGTTAAGGGGCCAGTAGGCTCTTCTCCGGCTAATAACTTTTACACTAGGATTGGAGAGTTTGGGTTCAAGCGTGTTATTGCATCCCCAACAAGCTCATTCCTGCATGGCTGGGAGTACGGCACAGATCAATCATATTTGATGGTTCTTAGCGAAAGTAGCGCAAGTTTTTACAGGACTCCCAACGCAAGCAGCACCAGCACTGTTGAGGTTGCTAATGTTGTTTTGCCTTACACTACTGCTCAGTTAGGTGATGTTAAGGTAGCTCAAACTGAAAATGTCATGCTGTTGTTCCATGAGGAACATCCTCCGCAGAGAATTATTACTGACGGCCTAGATGCGCTCAACTCTTTTATTGTTGACCCTATTCCTTTTGTTAATGTGCCTCAGTATGACTACAACGATGATAGTAGCCCTACACCAGTAGCAGAAGTACAAGAGTTGACCTTTGCCCACTTTGCTGATGGCAATACTTTTCAGCTTGATGTTGGTGGCATACTCAGTAAGAACATTACTTTTGCTGGCGATAGCACCGCAGACGAACAAGCAAGTACAGCAGAAAATATCCGAAAGAACTTACAGGATATGCCGAACTTTGGAAACAGTGGTATAAGCGTATCGAGAACAGATGTTGCTGAGTACACAATTACATTTGATGGTGAGTCTGCTCAACCCTTAGAGCTTCTGTCTGGGTTTGCTACAGCAACAACTAATATAAACTCTAGCGCGGCAATAGGTGTTGTGCGAACAGCAACCGGTGTAAGCAGGGCAGAAGATGTGTGGTCTGCCACAAGGGGCTATCCTCGCACTGGCGTTTTTTACGATGGTCGATTGTGGTTAGGTGGAACTAAGTCTAAGAGGCAGAGCATCTTTGCTAGTCGGGCTGGCACATTCTTTGACTACTTCCTTGAAGAGGGCGATGATGATGAAGCTATCTTTATCACTATTGATAGCCGAGGTCTTACTAACATTGTCGATCTAAACCCTGATCGTGGGCTGCAGGTATTCTGTTCTGGCGCAGAGTTTGTAGTCAAGGGCAGTACACCAGCAGAAATTATTGTTGAGCAGCAGACCAGGCATGGTACGTTTGGCCTAGAGACGCAATCTATTGATGGCGCAACACTGTTCGTCGATAAGAATGGCAAGACACTGAGACAGTTCCTGTTTAACTTTAATGAAGATGCTTTTACATCTAATGACATATCGGTGCTGTCATCACAGTTGATTGACCAGCCTGTAGATATGGCAATACTTCCAGGAACTACTACTGATGATGCCAACTGGGTATTCATTGTAAACCAAGACGGTACTGCCGCAGTGCTGAACACAATGCGCTCTCAGGACATCAATGGATTTACACGGTGGACTCCTGGCGCTTCTTCGACAGATGCTACCAAAAAGAACACCATAAAAAGCTGTGCTGTAGCAGGGGATCAGCTCTATATGATTTCCCAAAGAACTCCAAGCAGCACTGCTTTCTTGGACATTGAGCGATGGGACTTTGACAGAATGCTCGACTCTGGCGTAAAGCAAACTGTAACTACTACTGGTAGCGACATTACT